TACCGTAATTTGGTATCCGTTCAAATCGCCCTTGGCTTTTCCTGACTGATAGGAACCCGTAGTTAAAAAAGCCCCATCGGTACGGCCGACCATCAAAAGTTGGTCGTCATACAAACGAACGAAAACCGCGAGTTTCGCTTTGCTCATATTCTCGAGCTCTTTTTTCTTATCGTTTGAAAGTTTGCCCAAGGTGAGCTCGACCGTTTGGTCGTAATATAGCGTCCCGTTTTCGAGGTTAGCAGTTGGAACGACAGTAAGGCCGCCTGTATTGCGGTTAGGTTGGTAGCGGAATATAGTAGCAGTTGGCAAGCCGTCGATTATTCCGTTTGCATCTAGAGTGATTCCACTTTGAAAATCCTCCCAATTACAAAAGAAAACCTCTTTAACGCCGCCGACGCCCTCGTTACATTCGAGCAAAAAACCTGAAGTTAATAAACAAGGCATAATTTTATAGTTTTAAAAAGGGGTTTTTACACCCCCGTTATTTTAATTAGAACCACGTTCCGTAAGCGGCAATTTCGTTACCGATACCGAACTGAGCACCCGCGAAGAATTTAGCAGAGAAACGAACGTTATCCTCGGCAAATTGGCCCATATCTACGACTTGAATGTTATTCCAATCGCTCAGTACATTAGTACCGAACCACAAGTTAGATTTCTGAGCCATAACGATAGTATCGTCGGGCATTCCTGGGCAAATAGCCAACTGATAGCCGAGGTATGATTTAGGCATTTCAGGACCGCCGTAAGTATACCAACCATTTCCCGCCGCCGCGCTTGCTTGCATGAATGCTTCCCAAACGTTTTGAGCGATATAAATAACAGGCTTTTCGATTGAACGCTTTACGGCTGTTGGACACGTTGCAACGGTAGCGGCAATTTTAGAAATTACGTTAGTTGAATCAATAGCAACGGGAGTAGAAACGAACAAAACACCCGAGCCGCCCGCGTTCATGAGCGTCAAAAGACCGTCGTATTCGCCCGCGGTTGCGTTTGCACCCGTCCAAAGAATTTCTTCGTTTTTAGCGGCAATACCCTCTAGCATGTTAGCGATAAGAGTTTCGGCCAACGCTGGCTCGAGCTCGCCGTTTTGAACGTAATTCGCGCCCCAATCCGCGAGGAAAGTGTTTTTACACAAGTTGCGCTGAACTTGAAATTTCTCCAAAGTCAAAACGCGCTCGGTGATTGTTACCGTGCCGAGCGGCGTAAAGTCGCAAGTCGGAGCTTCAAAGCTGATATCGTCAACGAGTTTTTTAACGATTTGTTTGTAGTCGATATTTTCTTTAACGGTTACGTGTTGCAAAGACTCGTTCGCAAGGAACGCCGCTTTAATATACTCACCCGCGTATTTACCCGCGTATGTGGTAGTTAAACTAGTTGTTGTTGGCATTTTTTTTAATCTTATTTAATTTTTTCAATATTTTTTACGATGCGTTCGCGGAGCGTCATTTGGTTAAATGGCTTCTCCGCTTTCTGCTCGCCCATGATTACGCGAGTAGTATTTTTTTCTTTTACCGAAACGGTTGCGGGTTGCTTTTTAACCGCGCTCAATTCCGCCTTAACAGCGCTCAAATTTTCGGCGCTTTTTGCAGCCTCATTTTTAGCGTTTGAAAGCTCGGTTTCTAGCTGGGCTTTCTCACCCTCAAGGGTTGAAACGCGCTCGCTGAGTTTGTTAATTGCGCTTAACAAATCGTCGCTGCTCATTTCCTCCTCCATTTCAGGAATACCCATTTCGGCAATTTGGCCGAGCTCGTTAACGTCGATAAACTCGCCCGTTTCAAGTTCGTAACGACCAGCGGCGGCCGCTACTTTGTTACCCTCTTCGTCCTTAGTATAAACGTCGACGCCAATAGCGAAAGAATCCGCGCTCGTAAATACGGGCGTCCCATCCTTTAGACGGCCCTCGGTTTCTAAGGCCACCTCTTCGAGTTTAATACCGTGAACGCTTGGGTCAATTTTGAATTTTGAAAATATCTCTTTCAAAGATTCTTTAAGATTAACTTTAGACATTGGTATATAATTTTTTAGTAAAAACGGAAACGCTTTTTTTTTCCTACTTTCGTAAAAATTACACACATGGCAAACATTGAAAAAACTCTAGAGGTCTTAGGCCTCCCCGAACATTTCGCCCGCTTTGACGGACAGGTTCAAACCCGCGTAACGCGAGCGATAACGGTTTACGAAATAACCGATACAACGGGCCCGCTCCCCGTTAATCGTTACGAGGTTGAATTTCGCGACGGAATACCCGCGCCGTTCGGTTTATATCCTTTAAATTATATCGCGGGAATGTTACACCACGGCGGCTATACTGACGCGGGCGAAACGCCTCAGGGTTATTTATTGCACCGCCCGAGCGTTTGGGTTATTCATCCTGAAATGAGCGGGCTCGCTGGGCAAAACGTTTATTACGTAGACGGAAAACTCCTTTTGAATGAGGACAAAATAGAGCAAATGTTTGAGCCTTACGAAACCACCATAAACGGAAAGGCCGAGGATATGAACGACCCCGTTATGAGGGTGCAATACAAAGCGCGAATAATGAAAGCGGGAAAAGTAGTTTGGACCTCGAGATTTGCAATTACCCCCAAAAAACGCCTCCGCCGTTCTGAATTCTTGAGCCTTTGCGGGCTAACAATGGAGGAGGTAATTTATAAAAGCCGTTGGACGTATAACATAGTTAAAACCAACCCAGCCACTCACATAAATAACATTGCAATGGATATCGAGCGCACGGGCCAACAGGTAAAAAGTACGGTTTACATAAACGGCGAGCCGTCGAATTCGTTTAACTATAAAACGCTAATAAACTCGTTCGGTAAAACCTATTCGGGCTTTATGCAAATGTATAGGCTATATAACGGCCCAGGATTGAACGTAACCGATAACGTTTATGGGTCTACTCTAAATATTGCGCTCGACCCCGCAAAGGATACGACGATTAACATAGCAGCGGGAACCGTGAACGCTTTTGACCCGAAAACAAAAACGCTTACCTTTAACCCCGACTTGAAGGAATCGGCCGAACTGTTGGCGTATATGGAATTTTTGCCCGCTCAGGGAAAAAACGAAAATATCGGCCAATCGATAAATTTAGAGACAGGCGAGGAAAAATTGTTTTAATTTAGCGGCGTCCGCTTGGTTCTATATATGTGTTTTTTATTGTGAAAAAGCCCCCCACGTTAGGAGGGCTTTTTACTTTAAACAATAACACTTAAACACTTATACCACACTAAACCAGCTTATAAGTTGCTTAGTAAATTGTGCACCTCCAAAATTAAAAGCTCTTCAGGCGTTTGCGATAAACTCAAGCCCACGTGGTCAAAATAACCCTCAATCGAAAAGCCTTTTACTTTGCCCTCTTTCACGCTCGCCCATATTTCGGGGTTATCTACTTTCGAACCGATTAACCACGTGCCCACGGGAACCTCGAGCCCTAAATAGGCGCTCTTATCGTTCTCGCTTTCTTTATACCACGACTCGACCACGGTAACGCCGTCTATTGTTTTTTGATGCTCGTATGTGTGTGCTTTCTGAAAACCATTTTTCATAAAGGCGTGAGCGCAGTTGTAAATCGTTTCTTTATCGAAAACTATATAATACTCCTCGCCCGTTTCTTTGTCAATTCTCAAAATCGGTTTGTCGGGAATTAACGCGGGGCCGTATAGCATTCGGCGCTCGTTATCGAGTGCGGTCAATTTTGTTTCAGCTTTCAGGGCTACCCAATTCGATTCGATAGCGGGAAATTCTACTAATGAAATAGCATCGACGCCCAAGTTACCCTCGGCGTCTATAATGCACTTTACAACCTTTTTTTTATCCATTTTTTTTTTATATATTTGACCCGTTTTTGCATCATATAAGTATTTTTCATTTAGCCCTCGAAAAGTCGGGGGCTTTTTGATTATAAACGGCTGAGGTCCTGTATTCTTTCTCTAGCCTCTAATGAGGTCGCCACGTCTGAGGCTAAAATATACGTTTGTCGAGGCGTTGTATTGATGTTATTCGAAATGGCGGCAAAGGGGTTAAATTGTGGCGGCTGATTTACATTAATTCCGCCACCGCTAGACGTACTTAAACCGCCTGTATTTGTGCTATTCGTTCCGCTAGGGGCGGGGGCCTCATAAGTAGTCGATTTAATTTTTGCAATGTTAGCGAGTCCCGCCGCAACAGCCGCAGCCGCCGCGACAACTCCGCGAACTACAGAGGTCGGGTCGCCAGGTATTACCTGAGAAGCATAAGCCGCCGTTGCGCTTTGGTAGGTTTGCACACTTGCTAAACCGATTTGTAAAGATTTGTTACGCTGAAAGCTTTTCTTTTGTGATTGTGCACTTTTTCCCGAAAACGCGTCATTTAACGAAATTAAAGTATTTAACCCGTTTGCCGTCGTTTGGGCAATGTTATCGCTAGTTCTCATAAAAGAATCCAACCTTTCCTGTTGGCTCTTTTCGTCGGCCGCTTTTTCAGCGTCGCGGTATTCCTGATTGATTCGGGCGAGCTCGGCTTTTTGCTCCTCAACTAATTGTTTTTCTAAATCGGCGTTACCTTTTGCAATAGCAAATTTTTCCTCATATTCCAAAACCAAGTCCTCGACGGCTTTTGCACGGCGCGATTCGTTTTCAGTTTGTCGCGAGCGTTCTAAATCTTCTTGTAATTTAAACTGTGCGTCCTCGCGTGCTATCCGTTCCTCGTTTGCTTTTACCGCCGCCGCGTTTTCGGCCTCAATTCTTTTTTGCTCAGCGTCTAAAGCCGCTTGGTCGGCCGCGGCCTGACTTGCTTCTTCTTGAGCCGTGTATTTATCGCGTATACCTTGGCGGTCTA